TCTATTAAAAATAAAATTATTTATATTATATATACTTTGTAAAAATTACTTAAAATCAATCACTTTTCTATTTCAAAAAGTAACCTATTCTTGACAAATAGTTACTATATAAAATTAAAAAAGGACTATACAATATAATCCTCTCCAACGATATTTTTATATTCTATTGTTGTTATCTTATTCTTTTCTACTGCTGTCTTAACTTGTTCCTTAGTCCATAATTCATCCTCATAGTATTTTTTTATTATTTTATACCACATTTCTATATCAACTCCTTTTCTATCATTGCAAAAGCTAACGCTGCTGTTTCTTCTCTTAATGCTTTTACTTCTTCGTGTGTAGCTATAGTTGCATTTTTAGAATTTTTTTCTAGTTCCTCATGTGCTTTTATCTCTTCTTCTTGTTTCTTATGCATTTCTAAATATTTTTCTGCTGTTTCTAAAGCTGTCAAACTCTTATCTAGTTTATATATAGATTTAATTGTATTAACTGACTCTATATTTGTAACTCTTCCATAATCATCAAGTATTAAAAACACTTCGCTTGTTTGGAAATCATAATTACCTTTTAAAATTTCTTCTGCTTCTACTCCATTTATTTTTTCTTTTTTATCCCATATCTTTATCATTTTTATTTTCTCCTTTTTATAATTCTGGTATAAAACATTTATACCTACTATTCTCATAATAATATATAAATTTATTCTTTACCGAAACCGCTTTAATTGAAGTATTATTAGGTATTGTTGTCTTAAGGTCATAAGTTTTGGTAGTTATTAATCCATTTTGATTATACGTTTTAACATAAAAAGTTGTATTACTTTTATGTGTTATATATAACATATTGTTAATTTCTACAGCAAAATCAATATCCCAACTTTCAAGTTTTGTAAAACTACCAATGTCTGGTCTATAAACATTTATAGAATGACTCCAATAACCATCAGGGTCTGTTCCTCCTGTTATACAAAAATTATAAGTATTTGTTTTTGCACATACAAATAACCTTCTATATCTAGAAGCTGTTAAAGTTGATTTAGTTGACCAAGTATTTGTACTAATTTTGTAATATTCACTAATATTACTTGTTGTAGTTGAACTACTTGTATCTATATAACCATACAGTACATGTATTTCATTAGAATAGGAGTTTCCACAAGTTCCACCTCTAGCAGTAATCATATTAGGTATAGATGACCAATAATTTGCACTTATATTGTATCTTTGACAACTTGAAATGGCTGAACCATTATTATATCCGCCAATAACATAAATATACCCATCATAATAAATCATTGAAGCTTCTTCACGAAATGTTGGAGCTGCTAGAGAAGTACTAGTATTTGTTAGTGTATCATAACGTTTAAAATACATTACTGAACTAGTATTATCAAGAAAATATACATAATTATCTACAGCTATACAAGGTGGATATGGTTTTAAACTTGAAGAAGCTCCATCTAAAATTATATTTTTAGGTTTATACCAGTTTGGTATGTCTGTATTTCCTAGTTCAATATTATAAACTTTATTTACCATATTTTGAACTGTTTCATTTGAAGAAGTTGAAACACCTTTTTTTGTTAAATTAGTTGCTAATGTACTCTTGAAAGTTTGTATTTTTGTTTTAGTAATGCTAAATGAATCAGTTGAAACAAAAGGACTTCCTAATGTACTAGCTAAGTTGTCTTTAGCATTTTGAAGGTCATTTTTTATATTCTCAAAAGAGTCCATAACTTCTTTTATACTTGAATCTTCTTCTAATTTTATAGTCATTAAATTCCTTCCTCCTTTTTAAGTATCCTTTCGTTTAAAATGGTTACTTAATACTTTTGTAATCTTTGAATTTACTACCTTATACATTAAAGTAAATTAATTTAAAATATAAAGCTGTTTTTAGAATAGTTTAAATTTCTATCTCTTTTACTTTTTTAAGTAACCATTTCTAAACAAATAGTTACTAATTTTATAGTTCTGGTATAAAACATATAATATTTCCATTTGAACAATAATATACAAATTTATCTTCAACTGAAACAGCTTTAATGTCATAACTTGATGGTATTCTTAAATCTCCTAAATTTCTTTCAAAAATTCTCCCATTTTCCCCAAATGCTATGGTTGTGTACTTACCAGATGAATAATAATCGTAATTACCTAAAAGCAAATAATTTTTTATAGGTACAACAAATGACTCTGATGTACCATATCTACCGCTTATAGTTCCAGCTATTGGACTATAATTAGCTATTATTACAGAATAAACATTATTTGGGTCACTTAAACCATATACAACAAAATTATTTGAACCTTTTGCACAAGTGTAACCAGCGTATTTTGAAAGTTGTAAATTCCCTTTATTGGTCCATGTATTTGTATCTACAAGAAAATATTCAGAGGTATTAACAGCTACACTGTCAGTAGTATTTTTCTTTCCATAAAAAACATGTATTTGATTTTTATATGCTTCTCCACCTGCTCCAAATCTATTAGCTCCCATGTTAGGTAAAGAACTCCAAGTTAAAGTTTTTACATTATATTTTTTACAAGTACTTAAAGCTGTGCTACCAGATAATCCACCTATTTGATAAATTTCGTCATTATAACTTACAAGTAAAAAATTAGTGTTATATGCTGGAGATGCAAGACTTGTAAGAGAATTTGCTATAGTATTATATTTTCTGAGATACATTGTATTTTTGTCGTATTTAATAAAGAAAAAAACTTCTTCGCCTATAGCCGCAGCATAGTTATCATTTCTTATATAAGAATCAGAAGCCGTGGTTATTGAAAGATTTTTTGGTTTATACCAAATTGGAACATTCACATTTCCTTGTTCTATTTTACCTACATTTTCAACTAATATTTTAAAAGGTGTATTACTTGCAGTTGATACGCCTTTTTTATTTAGGTTTGAAACAAAAGTACTTCTAATTGAATTTAATGTATTCCTAGTTGTATCTAACTTGTCATTCCCTGTAAAGGGTGAACCTAGAACATCAGCTATATTATTTTTACCTACTTGCAAATCATTTTTTGCAGTTTCTAATGTATCTATCATTTCTCTTAGTTTTGCATTTTCTTCTAATTTTGTTGCCATTTTTCACTCTCCTTTATTAAATCATATCTATTAAATTATTCACTATAGTTATTCCTTTAGTTCTTTGACCACTTATTTCTACCATTATTTCCTCTAATACTCCATCTAACTTATCACTTGTAAATCTATCATTAGCATCTGTAATACTTATACTGGTATCTATAAGCTGTATACTGCTAATAGAATCCTCTATTTTCTTAGACGAATAAGTAGTCATTTCAGACACTCTGTTATCATCCACAGTTGCATTAATAAAATGAGTTTCTGCATTTCCATTTATCACATAGACATTTAATTCAACTTTTACCTCACTTCTAATTTCTATAGAATTATCATCTATAATTTTAAAGTTTGTAACTACATTTTCTTTTGTAGTAGCATCTATAATATTTACAACTATTCTCTGTGTTAACAAACTATGTGTTACAGTTGCTTTGAATCCATTTTCTGCATCCTCAACCCAATCATCAATTGTTATTATTTGAGTAGATGCCACATTTGAACCACCTGCAATGATATTGTCAATCTTTATATTTTGTTTCTCATTTTCTGTGTCAATTCTAGTGTTTAACTCTGTCTTAGCAGTTTCTATGTTGCTTTTTAATTCTGTTTTAGTTGTATCAATTTTAGTATTAACAGTACCTATTTTAGTTTCTAAGTCTTGTATATCTTTGAGTGTTGCAAAGATTATTGTTGGGTCAATTTTAAGTTCTATATTATTTACATTAGATACAATAAGCACAGTTTTAACCTTCATATCAACAACTGCTCCTTGTTCTATAGAAGGTTTATAACATTCTTTATATTTAGAGATTGCAATTAAATTATTTTCATCATCTAAATATCCTATTTCTCTTATCATAAACCCGCCTACACTTGATGGTATTAAACTCTCTAATATTATACAATTTGGTGCAGTTTCATCTGTAGTTGTATTTCCGATATTGCCTTCCCATACCACATTTTTGAGAGCTGTCTGACTCTCAGTTGGAGTATATTCACTCCCTCCTCCATCACCAAGTTGAATTTTTACAAATCCCACTTTATTACCTGTGACACTTGCATTTGCTATCTTTGCTTTCCCTACATCTGTAATTATAGTGTAATAACTTTTATCTATAGCCAATATATCACCTCCTAAAATATTGTTACCTCTTGGTATCCAACTCCATTGCCAGTTAATACATCAATTTCTCCATAAGTTTCTATATCTGGTGGACTCCAAGGGTATATAGTTATTTCTTGACCCATTAAGGTTGTTATACCAAAATTCATATAATTGTCTTTGCTTATAAGCACTCTAGTGTAATCTAGTGTCATGTTACATGGCTTAATATTACTTACAAAAGAATGAACTTCCTCAAACCAATCTTGATTTCTAGCATCACTCTCAAGGTGTATGTTATAAGTAGCATTATTAATAGTTAATTCATAATTGCCTTCTCCAACTACATTATCTAGCCAGTTCCTTAAAAATCTCTCTGAGTAAGGTAGTTTACTTATATATTTACTAAAAATCCTAAACCTTCTATCTTCTAAACTCTCATTACTTTTAGGAGTTATAGACATTATCTTTTCCCATCTTTTTATACCACTTATAGTTAGGTCCTCTAAAAACTGGTCATTTGATAGGTCCTTTAATTTATCATGTAGTGTTTTTATTTCTTTATTTTCTACATTAAATACTTTTATATATTCTTCTTTATCTTGTAGAATTTGTGGCAAGTAATTTATTAGATTAATCTCTTTATCCAACTACCTCACCTCTCACTACTATGCTGTTACTATCTATTGTTAGATTAGATTTAACATCATTTATCATTGTGTTTGCAATGTCTAATACTCCATCAATACTAAGTAATCTAGTTTCAATTTGAGATATACGGACTATTAAGTTTTCTTCATCTTCCCAACTCATATTTAACTCATTTAAATAGTCGTTTATTGCTTCTTCTGCAATTATTTTTATATTCTCCCATGTATATCCACTCTTATATGTTATTTCTGCTGATATATTTATAGTTGTACTTGCAACTCCTTCAACAGTTACTCGGTGTCCAATCGGTGCTAATCCTAAGCCTTCTCCTTGGTGTCCAATTGGGTCAATTTCTTCTTGAACTAAGTTTACTAATTCTTCACTTGGCACTTTAAAATTAGAGTTAATTATTACTAACTTAACAGTTCCTCCGCCGTTCCAAACAGGATAAACTTTAACTCCTCCAACGTCAGGCAATTTATTAACTTCATCCTTATAGTTTTGTATATTACCCCCAAAAGATTGGGAATTTAAACTATCATAATATCTTTGTCTCAAACTATCTTCACTTTCTTCATCTTCTCCATTTATCAGTATTTCTGTCAGTTCTGCTGTTTCTAATTTGTCTATATATTCGATAGGAATTAGTTGCCCCAACTCAAAAATAGGTCCAGCAGTCTCACATTTCATCTTATATATACCTTCAGATATTCTCTCAATTGCTACATAGTTATATTCTCCTAGATTAAACCTAGAATCAAGTGGAATATCTATGTTAAAAACTCCTTTTGCAATTGTATTGGTTGCAGGTAAAGGTGTAATTCCTCGCTCTTTACATCTCTTCTCTAAATAGTAATAACTAGCAGTATCTACGAATGTTTGGTCTAGTAATTCATCCATTGCAATGTATGTTTCTGTAAGTTCTATAGCAACAGGAGCAAGAGCATTATATATTATAGAACCTTCCCTTTTATCAAAAGTATCTGGTACACTATCTAACATTCTTTTAATTATATTTTCAAATGTCATTAACTCAAACAATTATACACTCACCACCTTCTCTGCTTTTATATTTCCATATTTACTGTAGACTGTGAATTTACAATGTACTTTTCCCTTTATATTCTCAAACTGAAAATTATCTACATTTTCAATCCTATCATCTTGAATTAGTGCTTCTTTGATTCGTCTTTCAAGTTCAGGTATTACATAAGAAATAGGCTCTCCAATTAAATCATTTAATTCTACTCCATAATTCCAGCTATATATCAAATGTTGATACCTTTCAGTATTTAAAGTTAAAAAGATGGTCTGTTTTAATGCCTCAACATCATCACAAATACCATCTACTTTATTTCTCTCCATATTCAGTTTAAATGTTTTACTTGGTTCTTGTCTTACATTAAAATTTATAATTGATACATCTTCAATATCATAGTCAACATTATCGCTTGGTATCACTTCATCACATCCTATCTAATATTAAATATTGTTGCCCTCCTTGCATACGAATTAAAACTAATTTATCTCCTATCTTTTTATCTGTATATCTTTTAAATGTATCTGTTTGTATTAAAAAAAATTCTTCAAAGGATGCTTTTTGCTCTATCTTAACTACTAAAGGATTAACACTTTCTATAGTTCCAAATGCAAGAGTCATTGGATTACTTGTTTCTACTGCATCCATTGCAGCCTTCTTAATTATTTGCAATAATTCTTGTGACACTTTATCACCTCACTTATATAAATCTTCTCACATGTGTATATGCTTTTCCTTTTCTATATGAATTAACTGACTCTATTTTTACCACATCTCCTGTTTGTGGTGAATGAATCATTTGACCATTTCCAATATACATCATTACGTGATTACTACTACCTCCACCAACTCTACATAATAAGTCTCCTGCTTTCCACTTGCTTCTATCTTTTAAATCTACTGCACTGCCTGCCTTACTTTGCGTTGCAACAGTCCTAGGAATTTTTATACCTATTTGTTTATAACACCATTGAGTGAATCCAGAACAATCAAAAGTATTAGGACCTTCTGCTCCATACACATAATTACAACCCAGTTTACTTTTTGCTATACTAATTAATTTATCTTCTTTAGAGTTATTATTTGTACTACTTTGGTTATTACCTTCAACTTGATATGTTTGTTCTTCATCTCCACCTATAATTATATAGCCATTCTTTCTACCAAATTTTTTACATTCACTAGCATTAGCTAATAGTATATCTATATGATATGTTCCGTTTGTTTCAACATATATTCTTCCTCCATTATCTTTAACTGTATATACTTTGTTGTCATAGGCAGTACCAGGAAGTATAATTTTTACTTTATCTCCATATTCAAAAACTGGATGTTTCTTTAGAAAATCATCAGTATACCAAGTTTTCTTAACTCCTTCTCGATTCATTGGACCAGCAACAGTTCTTGATTTTACATCAAGTGGCTTTCCATTGCAATCTGTTTTTCCACCTTCCATTGCATTGTTTCCTGGATAATATGCAGTAAATATAGCAGGAACTTTTTTACCTGTATTTTTTTTCGTAGTACTTTGTGCAGGACCATTTTTCTTTTCATCCTTATTGTTAGTATTTCCACTTGAATATGAAGATGAAGAATAAGAAGCAAATTCGTCTCCATCAACCAAGGTCAAATCCATGAAATGTGAATTATTTTCAAATGTATGTTTTACTTTCTCAACTAACATATAATTTTGTAACTCTATATCTCCTAAATCTAAAAAAACAGGTATTAAACAACCTGCTCTTACTCTAATATCACCAAGTGCATTTTTTAAACTTAATGACTTAGTTTTCTTATTATATAATTTTAGAAGTATATCACACTTTTGCTTTATCTCTGCTTCACTCATGTTTTTGTCTACTGTATCAAACATTTGAAGTATTCCCCAACTTCTCATATGTGTAGAATCTTGTGCAATATAAACATCCCTTTTTCCTGTCTCTTCGTTGTCTCTGACAAGTTTAATTTTTGTATAAGTATCACTATCTATTGATGAATTATAGTCAAAATCTTCTATTACATCATTATTCATAACAGTATCTAATTTCATTGATGCAACATTTTTTAAAGTTATTCTTCCAAAATCATCATACAAGGTAAACATTTCTTTTTTTTCTCTTAAAGTGTCATCTAGTGCAGTTAAAATCATATCAAAGAGTGTTTTATTTTCTTCAACTCTAGATATTTTATATTTTGTATCTTCTACGACATTGTATTTTAAATTAAAATCCTTAGCCAACATCTTTACAAGTTCACTTGCTGTTTTATTACTATATACATAAGTATCTTTATTCTTAAAATATCTCAGCTGGTCATATGCAACTATTTTAATGTGATTTTCCTTATCTCTTTTCTTCTGAAATATATATCCATAGAATATACCTATTCCCTTGTAATATAGCCTTACAGAATTACCTTCACAAAACTCTAATATATCATCCATTACTATAGTAAACTCTAACTTAGAAGGTGAACCTCTTCTTTCTATTTCCCATGTTATGTTATCAAGGACAGCAGGTTCATAGAAATCTTCCCAATGAGCTATTACTAATCTTACATCTCTGTCATTTGCTAATACTAATTCATCATCCAAGTTTTAACACCTGCCCTTTGTAGATGGTATATTTAGGTACTTTTTTACCCTTGTTAGCTTTATCCATCATTGTTTTATTTAACTCATATACCTTCTTATATAATGAACCATTACCAAGTTGTTTCTGACAAATTGACCAAAGGCTATCCCCTGCTTTTACTGTATATGTTTTAGTGTTTGTGGCATTGACTGAATCAACTCGTTTTGGCTCTATCTTTACATTAGGTCTACCAGTCTCATTTTTAGGAGGGGCAAGAACTAACTTTTTAGTTGAGTAATCTCTATATTGTTTTAACTTTATTGCAACCTTAAAATCTGAACCATTTTCTGCATCTTCTACTATGTTATATTCCTCAAGTGATACTTTTCTATTTGTATTAAATAGTACTTTATTCCCAAGTTGTCGAGATACAATAAATTGAAATGGCTTACAATCTGTTTTTAATAGTTCTAATTTACTTAAAAAGAATTGTACATCCCTAAAAGTACCTCTGCAAAATGGTAACTTATTATGTGTAAATTCTGCTTCAAAACTTATTTCAGATAATCCTTCTTTTTTTAATATATTTACTTCTCCAGTGTTTATTAGGTCTACAGTTTTATTTTTATTTGTTATTTTTATTTCTAATTTGGCAGGTGCAATTGGTAATTGTACTCCATCTAGGTAAAAATCATAAGCCATTTATATCTCTCCTTTCTAAACTATTCCCTCAGCTGATACAACCATTGCATCATTCAGTTTTTCCGTTAAGACATTTACTATTCCATCCACATCTGTATCTTTACTTATGTTGTTTGTATTGTTCATATCAATTTTTATGTTTACTCCTGTGAATCGATTGATTGTTTCTTGCTCTGCTATATCTCTAAGATATTTTAAGTCCTCTTGACTTTTATCCATTGTTTTTGCCATTTTTGCAGTGTTTCCTGCTGTGTCCTTTGCTCCTTTTGCTGCATCGTTCAGTGGAGAGTTTAGTCCCGCTGAACCTATTGAATCGCCAAGACCATATTTTTTGTCCCAAAGGTCGTCTAATCCTAAATCTTTTTTTGCCTTTTCTGCTATTTTGCTAATATCGAATTTATCTTTTATATTAGTTTCTAGTTTATCTCCCCATTTATATCCTGCATCCCAAGCTTTTCCATAATTAAATCTGTCAAAATGCAGTTTATTAGGGTCCATTCGTTCAACTTTTATCTTAGCTTCTCCTGCTACTTTGTCAGTCCAACCTTGTAATGTATCTTGCCATCCACTTACTGCATCTGCCAAATTTGAGCCAAAAACTGTATCAAATGCACTTGCGATACTTCTTATAATACCTAATACAGCATTAGCCATTCCAGATACTGCTCTTATAACAGAGCCAATTGGGTCATCTAAAAAATTAGCAAAGAACTCTGCAAAACCTGCTAAAGTATTATATATTAAAGCTACAATGTCTATCATTAAATTCCCTGTTGCAATGAATAAGTTTCCTATAAAAGCAGCTGCAACTGATATTGCTCCTGTAACAACACCTATCGCAGATATACTTGTTTTTGCAAAATGATTGAATATTGCTACTCCTACAAATAAAGCTACTACTAAAGCTATTATTCCTGCAACTATCCAAAAAATCGGACACGCCAAAATAGCTGCATTTAAACCCCATTGAGCAACTGTAGCCATTTGAGTTTCTGTTAATTCTGCATGTACTGCTAAAGCATGTATCGCAGAAGCAATTGCTAAGGCATTTTTTGATACTTTGCATAAAGTTTCCCAAAGCCATATACTTCCTAATGCAATCAAATAAGTACCTAAAATCCCTACAACCCCTGCTATAATTGGACCTATTATACTCCAATTTTGTGCAAATACATTAGCTACATTAAGTGCTTGCGTTATTATCCAACCTAGCCCTTGCACGACTAAACTAGTGCCAACAATCATCACATTAAAAAAGCTTTGAAAAGCTGGACTACTTAGTAAATTAATAAATCCACTAAATACATTAAATCCAACTGCTCCAAGTATATATAATGAATCCGTAACATTAGTTATAAAGGTTCGGAATCCCCTACTAGAAACTGTGTCCTCAATTTTCTTCTGTATAGCTCCGAAAATCATTATTGCGTTGTTTTTTATACTAGTAAATATCTGACCTATTGTAAGTGGCATTTTTTCAAATTGTGCATTTGTTTCTGCTGATGCTGCAAGCAGAGAATTTTTTACAATATCTGCTGTCAACATTCCCTCGCTTGCCATTCCTCGAATCTTTCCTATGTCAACATCCAAGTAATCTGCGATACTTTTTATAATATTAGGTGCTGACTCAAATACAGCATTCAGTTCCTCACCTCTTAATACGCCAGAACCCAATCCCTGCGTAAGTTGCAAAAGTGCCGAACTCATTTCTTGGGTACTAGCTCCTGCAATTATGAACTTTTTGTTGAGTTGTTCAGCAAAACTTACAATTTCTCTAGTACTAGAAAATGCACTTCCTGCATTCATACCTATCCTTGAGACTATCTGTGCTGTGTCTAAGTAAGATGCACGAGACCTTTCAGCAGATTGGAAAATCATCTTATTTAACCCTCCATCTGAGAGTTGACCATCATTTATCATGTTCAATCTCGCATTAGTACTTGTCATCTGGTCGCTTAAATTTCCTAGACCTCCTAATGTTCTTATACCTAAATAAGTTGCTGCTAACTTCTTTGCACTTCCAACTAATCTATCTGTAGAACTTGCACCCTTATTTATATCCTCATTAAGTCTTCGCTGTTGCCCATCAGCTTCTCTTATTTGTTGTTCTAATCTATCAAACCCAGCTTCTGCACGTGCTAGTTCTTCTCTAGCTGTTCTAATACTCTTAGCATCTATAGCATTGCTAGATGTTCTTTGTAATTGCTCGAATGAACTTAATACAATATTCATAGCATTAGTCATGTGCCTAAAAGCAGGTGTCATTCCGTCGAAAATTCGGATAGATGTTTGTATAGTTGCCATTTTTAACCTCCTTTCTTTTTTAACATAATATAAGCACTTACTTATTTTTAAGTAAGTGCTTATATATTATAAATTTAGCAATTCTTTTTTCTTAGCATCAAATTCTTCTTGTGTAATAGCTTCCATATTTAACAAATTCTTATATTTTAATATTTCATCAGCTGTAGAACTAGATATAGACTCTTTTTTATCTTCTATACTCTTAGAACTTGTTATTATAGACAAAGTTGATAAAATCTCTTGGGCATAATTATAAGATTCTTTATATAAACTTGAATTTGTAGAAATTTTAGAATTAATTAAATATATATACTTTGTAGAATTCTTTATATTATTAATTGTAATTTTTATCTTTAAACTATTTACATAAGTTTTTATTTTTTTCTTTCCTAATATACTTCCAGCTATAGCTCCTGTTTCGCCAAATAAAAGACCTCCTCCAATAGCACCACCTAATCCACTTTTAATTATAGATTCATCATCTTCTAAAAGTTCAAATGAAATAATATCCCTAAAGTCATATACTCTCTTATTCTTATTTAAATTGCTTATTTTATCAGATATAATTAATTGTTTTTTATTTTCATCTACTAATAAATAAATTCCTACTTTTTTACTTGCGTTAAAAGATTCAAATCTTTTTTTATTTTCAAGTGTTAATCTTATTGATTTTTTTATTTCCTCAGAAGATATTTTTTTAATTACATCTGTTGGTTCGACTATAGAAAATGTATCTTTATATTTTTTTAAACATTCAGAACATATTACACCATCAGATATTTTTTGTTTACCTTTTTCTCCACATATACAACAACTTTCATTTCCACTAAATAATCCCATAATATCCCCCTTTATTATAATGAATTTATAGGATTATTATACTATATCAGTAAAATTTTTACATTATAATCACCTTCTTTCAATCAAAAAACACCTACCTGAGTAAGTGTTTTTTGATTATTTTTAATTTTAAGTCCACATAGTTAATATAAAATTGACCAGTACGAATGCTAGGCTAGCAATGATAAACGACTTTACATACCACATTGTTAATATAAAACACTATAAAAGCTAGAATGCCTAATACTACCCATGTAATCTTTACATACCACTTAGTTAATATAAAACGAGGTATATGGTGTTTTACCACCCACTTAGAATGCTGACTTGCCATTTAGTTAATATAAAACCAATCGATGGCAAAGATGTAAAGTCTTTTATATTTGAATTTACATACCACTTAGTTAGTATAAAATTGACTAATATACAAGCAACAGCACTGATGCGTTCGAACTTTACATACCACATAGTTAATATAAAATTGTAAATTCTGCTTCAAATGAAAACTCTGATAAACCATTTACATACCACTTAGTTAATATAAAATAATTTTGGAGGTGTTTTTTTTGATTTATTTTTATAGCTTTACATACCACTTAGTTAATATAAAATCTAGCTGGGTATAGATATCTTATACTATATGCAACCTTTACATACCACTTAGTTAATATAAAATGAGAGAAAAAAGAAATGTATGTGTTATATGATGACTTCTTTACATACCACTTAGTTAATATAAAATGTGGCTATTTCCATATTTAAACGCCAAATTCCATAACTTTACATACCACTTAGTTAATATAAAATGCGAAAGAAAAGTTAATATGCTATTTACATTTTACAACTTTACATACCACTTAGTTAATATAAAATCAGTTTCAAGTACTATTAATCAATATCAGTAAATACCCTTTACATACCACTTAGTTAATATAAAATCCCAAAATAAACTTAGTATTTTCAATACTTAC